AAGAAAATTTATTACTAATGTTCCCTAGTTATTTAAGACATTATGTAAACATGAATAAATCACAAGAAGACAGAATTTCAATGGCCTTTAATTTAGGTTGCAGACAGATTAATACTAATAAGGAGACAGATAGATGAAGGAAGGAAAGATATGGGGAACTACAACTGATCTGCTGAAAAGCCCTACAGTTGAGGTACATTTTATAGAGATCAAACCACGTACATTCTGCTCCTTACATAAACATCAGACTAAGTACAATGCCTTCTATCTTATATCTGGCAAATTAAAAATAGACAGATGGAAGAATGATTATGATCTGGTAGATACTACTATCTTATATCCCGGTGATTTTACCGTGGTTCCACCGGGAGAATACCATAAGTTTAGTAGCTTGGATGATTGTAGTACTGGCTTGGAAATATACTGGAGTGAGCTTGACCATAATGATATAGTAAGAAAAGGTTCAGGAGGTATGGAAGAAAGTTCTTGACATAAAACTATTTGTATGAAACAATATGCTTGGAATGCCATAATGGGTTCCACAACAAAGGAGAAATAATATGAGATCGACTGATTGGTATGCTGCAATGTGGCCTAGATTTGCTATTGGTTATGACAGACTTCTGGATCATCTTGTAGACTTTCCATCCCCTGCCAGTGGAGGTGATGGTGGTGGTTATCCTCCATATGATATTGTCAAATCTGGTGAGGACATGTACTGCATAGAGATGGCTCTGGCAGGTTTCACCAAGGAGGAAGTTAAGGTTGAGGTTAAAGAAAATAACTTAACCGTGGAAGGAGATCTAAGTGGTAGACACGATAACTCTGACTATGTTCATAAGGGAATTGCCAGACGAGCATTCCAAAGGAAGTTCATACTCAATGATACGATAGAAGTTGAAGGAGCTGAACTAACTGATGGAGTTCTTCATATTAAGTTAAAGCAGAACATCCCTGAAGAGCAGAGGCCAAAGTTAATAACAATTAATTAAGGAGACTTTATGAATACAGTCTATATTGGCTATGATCCAAAGGAGGATATGGCCTATCAAGTATTGAAGTTCTCACTGGAACGTATAGCATCGAAACCAGTGAGAGTAGTACCTATTAAAAGAGATGTAGTTAAACGTATGGGACTGTATCGTAGAGAGTACACGACGATGGACGGTCAAGCCTATGACACCATAGATGGCCGTCCATTTTCTACTGAATTTTCTTTTACCCGTTTTCTGGTTCCTTTCCTAAATATGTTTGAAGGTAAAGCTCTGTTTATGGACTGTGATATGTACATGAGAACAGATGTGACTGAACTATTTGAACTTTGTGATTTAGACTACTATCCGTTATGGTGTGTACATCATAAGTATGAACCTGATCGTGGAGTTAAAATGAATAACAAGATACAGGAACCATACCGTCGAAAGAATTGGTCTAGCCTTATCATGTTTAATTGTGCTCATGATGCACATAAATCTCTGACTATAGATGATGTAAACACCAGATCAGGTAGATGGTTGCATGGTTTTGAGTGGTTGCCTGATAAAGAAGCAGACATAGGAAAGATACCAGAGGATTGGAATTGGTTGGATGGACACTCAGATCCTAAACTTGAAGCCAAGAATGTACACTTTACAACAGGTGGTCCTTGGTTTGAGGATTGGCAATGTAGAGGAAAGATGGATGGAAAGTATGCAGTCGAATGGACTAATGATGCACGATGGTTACAGGCTAATGGTATGGTAGATGGAGAAGTAGATTATTTAATAAGGTCAAAGGAATAATAAATGACAAAACTAAATGTAGTAACAGCATTCAATGAGAACTCTCTCAAAGATCATGCCTATCAAATGTTTCAACGGGTTGAGAAGTACTGGCATCCAGATATACATCTATCTGCTTATCATTTTGATTGTGATCCTACTGCCTATGATATTCCAGAGATAATTACCTGTAAAAGTCTTGATGATGTTGAGGAGTTTAAAGAATATCAGTCCGATATGGATGTTCATAACGGAACTGAAAATGGAACACTGGAGTATAACTGGAGAATAGATGCTCTTCTAACTGCTCCAAAGGTGTTTGCCTTGACAGAAGAAGCCTTTTCTATGGCTGAGAAGAGAATAGAAGGTGGTTGGCTCTTATGGTTGAACACAAATATAATTCCTGTGGCTGATCTGACATCTGACTTTGTTCACCAGTTCTTTCCAGAAGGAGCAGATATCGTCCATCTAAGTGGAGATTCCATAGGTGAGAACTCAGAACAATATAGTAACCCCTCTTTCATGGCATTCAATCTTGATCATCAATCTCCATTGGATATTCTTGGTGATCTACGAGGTGCCTTTCAAAGTGGTGAGATCTTATCCTATAGGGAATGGCATGAGTCTTTCATAATGGAAAGGCTAATGAATATCTATAGAGCACATGGTATGAGAGTACATTCTCTTACACCTTCCAGCACCAAGAAGGGTATTAAACATACTCCTTTATCGGAGCATATCATAAATCTTGAGGAAACAAATAGGTCATTAAGAGATAGTGATGGTGTAAGGGTATTCCCCATATCGGAAGAAGCATTGCCTCCAGATATCAGACCTAATCGAACCAAGATGATGGCCGATATCATACGATTCCATAAACCAAAATCAATTGTTGAGACAGGTACATGGAATGGTGGACGAGCTATAGAGATGGCTCTTGCAGCTTTTGAAAATGCAGACAGTATAGATTATACAGGCTATGATTTGTTTGAAGATGCAACAGATAAGACAGATGAAGAAGAATTTAACATGAAGCCCCATGTTAATATGAAAGCTGTTGAGAAGAGACTGACTGAGTTTAAAGACAAGATGAAGAAGGATAAAAACAAGACCTTCAACTTTAAACTTATCAAGGGAAATACCAGAGATGTTCTGGAAGAAGAGAGTCCCGACTTTGCTCTGATTGGTGGTGGTAATAGTATTATCACTACACAAAATGATTACAATAAATTATCTGGCTCTCGTGTTAAGATGGTTGATAACTTTTTCACTGAAGATTCAGAGAAGAAACAACCACCCAAGAAATTTCATGGCACTAATATACTTATACAGACATTGGAAGGATTAAAGAGAATTGCTTTACCATCTTCTGATCCTGTAAAGAACGGTGGAGTAACTCATTACTGTATTATATATGATGAACGAATAGTTCCTAACTTACCAGATGAGTTATTGAATGTACCCATTGTCGTACACCCAAGAGATTGTGTGGACAAGGAATATATACAAGCTAACATTAAAGCAAACATGTCTCTCATAGATAAGGATAAATTCTTTGGTAAGTGTAGACCTAATGATGGTGAAATTATTGTTATTTCTGGTGGTCACTCTACTGATTATGACAAGGTAAAGGAACTAATAAAAGAGAAACCAGAAGCCAAGGTCATTTGTGTAAAGCATTCCTATCCAAAGCTACTGGAGAATGGTATCAAACCTTGGGCTTGTGTGGTGTTAGATCCACGATCAATTGAAGGTGAGAGCACTCATGGTGTTATACGTAAAGATCTATTTAAAACAATTGATCCTACTACCAAGTTCTTTGTAGCTTCCATGACCGATCCCTCCGTAACCAAGTATCTTATTGAAAAGAAAGCTAATATTTATGGCTGGCACGCCTTTACCGAATCACTCAGGAAGGCAAGTGAGAGAGAAACAGAGATAAAAGATCAGAAGATCTCTGTCATGGAGGACTTGGGTATACCTGAAGGAGCTACTTTAATTACAGGTGGTACATGTGCAGCCATGAGAATACTTGGCATCATGCACACAATGGGCTTTAGAAAGTTCCATCTATTCGGCTTTGATTCTTCTATGGAGAATGAACCTACACCTGAACAGAAGAAGGAAACAACTGGTGCAGAAGATGAAGAACCAAAACCAAAGTACCTACAGGTGAATGTACGTGGAGAAAACTTCTGGACAACTGGTGAGCTACTTGCTATGGCACAGGATTGTGAGAGAGTATTCAATGATGCAACCATGAATCTTATCCTTGAAGTCTATGGAGATCATACATTGGTGAGTGCTCTGTGGAAATTACATCTGGATGAACTGAAGATTCCAAACTTCACAGATGTCTTTAATGACTGAACCTTCTGAAGAATACTATGCCCTGATAGAAGAATATAAACATCTTCATAAAGATCCTACTATCTTCCCCGGTAGAAGTACCTCCAAGTATATTCATTATATCAAGTCGATCATAAAGGATAACAAGTGCAAGTCTCTTCTTGATTATGGTTGTGGTAAAGGACAACTATATCAAGAGGCACATGAACTTAATGAGGATATAACAAGCAAGCCTATACATAAGTTCTGGAATATCAAAGAGCTTACATGTTTTGATCCCGGTGTTGAAAAGTTCTCAAAGATTCCAGAGGGAACCTATGACATGGTGATTGCCGTGGATGTAATGGAACACCTTCCCACACAAGATATAGAATGGATCATAGATAATATAATGGGCTATGCTAACAAGGCAGTCTTCCTGAATATAGCCTGTTATGAGGCATTAAAAACATTTGACAATGGGGTGAATCTCCACGTAACTGTGAAAGATCCTGAGTGGTGGATTGACATTCTCAATAAAGTATGGTATGATAAGCATAAGAAAAGGATAAACGTCTATGCAACTTTTGAAGAAGTTATAAGTAGGTTTGTGTCCAGTGGTGTATTTAAGACACATATTTTATATAGGGATTAAACAATTTAAACGTATTGATTGGGAATATATCTTTACATTACTAGTGGCTAGCTTTGTATTTGGATTTTTCCTGTCAGAACTTTATTTCTAAGAGGAGGATAATATGGCTTTATTTGGAATTGCAGAAGCTGTAGTAGGTGTGGTTGATAACGTACTTGATAAGTTCGTAGAGGATAAAGATCTACGTGCCAAGCTTAACCATGAACTGAAGACACAAGTACAACAAGCTAATCTTGGACAGATAGCAGTTAATCAGGAACAGGCAAGACATCCATCTATCTTTGTAGCTGGTGCTCGACCTGCCATCATGTGGATATGTGCCTTTGGTCTTGGATGGCAGTTCGTATTCCAGCCTGTATGTGCATGGGGTATGGCTATCTGGACTCCTTGGTTGGCTGTACCTGTCTTACCAACAGAAGGATTACTTACTTTAACTCTGTCATTGCTTGGTCTTGGTGGTATGAGATCCTTTGAGAAGTCCAAAGGAATACAAAGAAATAATCTTAATTAATTAATATGCTGACTGAACGACAAGAAAGATTTGCTCAAGCTTATATCATTCATCGTAATGCAACGGAAGCTGCCAAGACTGCTGGCTACTCTCTTAAATCAGCCAACAATCAGGGCTATCGTATGCTCAAGAACGATGAGATACAAGAAAGAATAGCTGATCTTGAAAATGAATTAGTAACAAATAT